GGTAGTCACCACTGCGGGTAAGCGTAGCACGTCCTTTAACGGCTATGTGAACGCCCTAATAGCAGAGAAGCTCACTGGAGATCCTACCTACGTAAAAATCACTGAACCAATGGAGCGCGGCACTAGCCTGGAAGATGAAGCCAGGGCGATGTATCAGCTTATTGAAGAGGTTGATGTCAGGCAGGTGGACTTCATTAAGCATCCTAATATGGAAGTCGGATGCAGTCCTGATGGCCTCATTGATAAGGAGCAGGACGGTCTGATTGGTGGGCTTGAGATCAAATGCCCGTTACAGGGTACGCATGTTGAATACCTGAGAGCAGGGAAGCTGCCTTCCAAGTATCTGCTACAGGTGCAGGGCTGTATGTTTGTTACGGGCAGGGGCTTTTGGGATTTTATGTCATATCACCCGAAGATGAGGCCATTTATGATCCGAACCTACAGGGATGATGACCTCATAAACGAGCTTGTTATAAATCTACAGGAAGCTGTCCTGATGATCGATGAGAGCGTTAATAAGTTCCAATGGGATGGAGTAAAGATATGAAAGGCGTAAACAAAGCGATTATTGTCGGTACGGTGGTGAAAGATCCAAGCATCAGGCAAGCAAAAGACACAGCGGTAGCGAACTTTTCACTGGCTACCAACTTTAAAGACGTAGCCACCTATCACGACTGCGTGGCATTCGGGGCGGTTGTGGACAACTTTATATCTAAGTATGTCCATAAAGGATCTAGGCTTTATGTAGAGGGCCGTCTACAGAACTCCAGTTATGACAAGGACTTTGGGGATGGTCAGAAGCATAAGGTATGGAAGACACAGATAGTCGCTGTGACCATAGAGCTTGTGTACACCCCTGAGTCGGTAGAACCCACCAAGCAAGACATAGCAGCAAGCTCACCAATGCCTCAGTTTGATGACTTTGATGATGACATACCGTTCTGATGGAAACTCACGCTGTCTACAATGAGGATGACCTCAAAACCGTGTTCCGCTCTGCTGCGCGTGTATTGCAGAAGGAAGGGCAGGTGTCGATAGCGTTTTCAAGTGAGGGGATGGACTGCAAGGTATTTTCACTGCGTGGTCTGTCCCAGAACGCCCTGTTTCACATCTGGCTACGCGAAGCTGCCAAGTTTACTTTCAAGAGTAAAGTCTCTGACATCGAGCTTGAGAGCATGAAACGCTACTGCAAGATGCGTTGCTACAGCGATACCAAACAGAGCTTCCTAGTTCAGACCTTGATAAACCCTGAGACCAAGCAGCGTAAAACAGATCTCACATCTAGTGGCAACTGGACAAAAGGTGAGATGACCTTCTTTTTGGATTGGATGCAGTCGTTCTTTGCAGAAGAGGGGCTATTGTTAGAGGCACAGGGAGATTATTTAGAATATAGCGGAAGCCAAAACCAATGAAGATAAGTTTAGAGATGACTGAGCAAGAAACGGAAGAGTTGATGGAAGTGGCTAGGCGCGTTACTAAGCTATCCGACATTGTTGATGAATTGAAAGACCAACTAGAAGAAATAAAAGACAAATTAGACCAAATGAAGGATACGTGATGGACTGGAAGCCAAGCAGTAAATCTTGCTTTGCGGGGGTAGGAAAAAGCCGTAAGACCTTTAATCTGAGTGATGGCACTTGTGAGAGTCTCGCGCTAAAGAGTGCTCAAACGAAAAAGTCACAGGGAGAAATAATTGATGAGCTGGTTAAATCGTTTATTGAACACGTTGAGGCTAGAGGTAACCAGTTCGTAGGAATGGGACATAAGAAAGAGTCCATCAATAAATTAGAATTTAAATGCCAGAGTTGCGGAGCAACTGCTACAGACGCACAACTTCATATTGACCATATCGCCCCAACGAGCCTATTCCCAGAGTTAAGTAAAGACGAAAATAACCTACAAATACTTTGCAAACGGTGCAATGTCAGGAAGGGGAATAAATTTATACGCGATTATCGGCGGGAGTCAAAGTGAGAAATACAAACACTAAAAGAGATAAAGGATGACCTGTGAAGGATTATTCAATTGAGATAAAGGTTAAGAATAACTACCTACTGACTCAGATGAGACAGAGGGGATATCAAACAGCAGCAGAGCTTCATCGGGCTTCTGGCGTGACTCAGACTGAAATAGGAAAGATGCTTAATCTGAAGATTGCACCCGTGAATAAGGTTGGAAGAGTCGTTACATCCGTCCAGAAACTCGCCGATTTTCTTATGATTGGCATTGAAGATATGTTCCCGCCCCAAAACATCCTTGATCCACTTGAGGCTAATAAGGCACAGGTCGAATTGAATATGTCAGAAATGATGTCTAGCAATTTTCTTGAGAACAAAACCGCAGAGCAACTATTAATAACGGAACAAGCACAGTCTGACATTTATGAAGCTCTCAGCTCATTACCACCCCGCCTAAGCAAGGTTATCAAGATGCGTCATGGTATACAGGACTATGAGCGAGAGCATACGTTTACCGAAATTGGAGAGCAGATTGGGCGTTCCCTTGAGCGAACTAGACAAATCTATAACAAAGGAATGAGATACTTACGAAACCCCACGCGGTCAGGAGACCTAAAAGCATACCTAGAGGATGACTTATGAAAATTATGCTTGATGCAAGCCCTAAACGACTGATCGAACGGTCTACCCAGTTTGATTATGAGTTCTGGCAATTGCGTACACCGTTAACGGCTAATGCGATTGGTGATAGACCTTATGGGCTAGACAACGGTTGTTTCAAAACTTTTAATCGAAAGACATGGGAAAGACTTGTAGATGAAACGGAAACAATCAAGATGGCAAAGTTTATCTGTTTGCCCGACATCGTGGGTAATGCTCAAAGAACTATGGAATTGTTTGAAGAATTTGAATTACGGACTAACGGATTGCCTCGCGCTTTAGTGCTTCAGGACGGCATCAATGATGTAAGCATCCCTTGGCGCAAGATATCTGCGGTGTTTGTTGGCGGTTCTGATGCTTTCAAAATAAGCCCAGAGGCAATACAAACTTGCCGCACTGCCAAAATGCTAGGTAAGTGGGTACATATTGGCAGGGTAAATACCGTTGAACGGCTATCTAATTGGATAGATATTGCTGACTCAATTGATGGATCTGGCATCAGTAAATACGATCATATGCTCCGCGAGGTAGTATCTTTTGTAAAGGGAGAACACACGCTTGGTCAGAACATTAGCATTTTCGATAAATACCCTGAACAACTTAACGGCGTACCACTCACATAGCATGGAAGAGCCTAAATTTAGAGTGACTGAAATATTCCACAGCATCCAAGGTGAATCTCACACTGTGGGTCGTCCTACTGTGTTTGTACGTCTAACTGGCTGCCCACTACGATGCATATATTGCGACACTGAATACGCGTTTAGCGGCGGTAATCGGCAATCTATACAACAAATATTGCAACAAGTGATGGGTTTTGACTGTGGTTACATCACTGTCACTGGCGGTGAACCGTTAGCACAGCCAGACTGTCGAACTTTGTTAGGTGCATTAGCTGCTACTGGTCGGGACGTATCATTAGAGACGAGCGGCGCATTACCGATTGATAACATTGATCGTCGAGTGTCTGTTGTCCTTGACCTCAAAACACCTGGATCAATGCAGTCAGATAAAAACTTATGGCAGAACGTGGGTTTGCTCAAAAGGAAAGACCAAGTTAAGTTTGTGATTTGTGACGCAGTGGATTACGCATGGTCAAAATCAAAGACAATTCAGTACAACTTGACGGAGAAAGTACAGCATATCTTTTTCTCTCCTGCACACGGTAAACAGGACGCTACCGAGTTAGCAGAGTGGATTTTAAATGACCAGCTAAATGTCCGAATGCAACTCCAACAGCATAAACTGCTTTGGGGTGATGTGGCGGGTAAGTAATTGTGAGACACAGAGCGATTGTGTTGTTATCAGGCGGGTTAGACTCAGCCACTTGTTTCGCCATTGCGAAGCTATATTACCAAGAATGTTTTGCACTTACTTTTGATTATGGACAGAGACACCGTGTAGAGATAGACGCAGCGACAACACTCGCTGCCAATATGGGGGCAAAAAAGCATAGTATTGTCTCTCTGGATTTAAGTTTCCTAACTGATTCCGCGCTTATTAACCACAACATTGAGTTGCCAGAGCAAGACGGTGACGGCGTTCCTGTTACTTATGTCCCAGCCCGCAACGTAATTTTTTTGTCTTACGCATTGTCTTGGGCCGACAGCATTGGTGCAGAGGCCATTTATATTGGTGTCAACGCTTTAGATTTCGATGGTTATCCCGATTGCCGCCGTTCGTTTATTGAGGCGTTTCAACACACTATCAATGTGGCAACTAAAAAAACCACGCAAGGCCACACGATAGAGCTTAAAACTCCCTTAATAGGCAAATGCAAATCCCAAATTATTCAGATTGCTAACGCTCTCTACTTAGATTTTGCTAACTGTGTGTCTTGCTATTCCGCAAGAGCGGTAGGTGAGGCTTGTGGAAAATGTACCAGTTGCCGACTTAGAAAATCTGGCTTTGAGAGCGTAAACATATCCGATCAAATAACATATTTAGGGTAGAACATGAAAATACTACAAGACACTCTATACGCAGCGGCCACAACTATACTGTTTCTGTTGATGCTTATGATGATGCTCAACGGCATATTTTCTTGAATTATTACAAGACAAACGAGCAAACATTGATTTCGTTTTCTGGCGGCAGGACAAGCGCATTCATGCTTTATAAGGTACTAGAGGCATATAACGGCTGTCTACCAGACTACTTTCAGGTTTGTTTCGCCAACACCGGAAAAGAAATGCCTCAGACTTTAGATTTCGTCAGAGATTGTGAGCTTTACTGGAATGTTCCGATAACATGGCTTGAATATGACGGCCGCAGCAAAAATGATGACGAAATGAAATATACCTATCACTACAAAATTGTTACTTATGACACTGCTAGTCGTTCTGGGGAGCCGTTTTCAAAACTAATTGATGATATTGGTCAACTTCCTAATCCTCGAACACGTTGGTGCAGCGGTCAGTTAAAGGTACAGACAATTGATAGATATTTGCGTGATGTTGGTTTTCAGAGGCCGTACTTGTCAATGCTTGGTTTACGAGCAGATGAACCTAGAAGGGCCATGCGATTATTAGGGAAAGTAAGCGATGGGTCTGAAAAGATACTTCCGTTATATCGAGAGAAAGTGACAAAAGAAACCGTGTTCGAGTTTTGGGAAAACAATGATTTTGATCTGAGCTTGCCAAGCATAAATGGTCTTACGGATTGGGGTAACTGCGACTTGTGTTTTTTAAAAGGGCAGAGAAAAAGGAAAAGCATAATTCAGCAAAGACCTGATCTAGCAGAGTGGTGGATTGAACAAGAGTCTAGGTCGGACAAACTTTTTGATAGCTACGGTAGAAGTTACAAAGACCTATCAATCATTGCAACCAACAATTTGAACATGTTTGATGATAGCGAATCGTTGCCATGCTTTTGCGGAGATTGACATGCATGAATACAAAAGCGTAATTCTAAAATGGATTGATGGAGATACAGTCGATGTTGATATTGATCTCGGTTTTGATTGTTGGCTTCATGGTCAGCGTATACGCCTTAATGGTGTGGATACCCCAGAGTCTCGCACAAGAGATCTGGAAGAGAAAAAATATGGACTACTGGCTAAATCATTCGTTCAATCGTTCGCGCCTGTCGGGTCTGAGGTCATCCTCAAGACCAGCAAAAAGGGTAAATACGGACGATACTTGGGTGATATCAAGTCAGGACGCAAATGGATCTGCAATGAACTCGTCAAAGCCCATCATGCAGTGGAGTACTACGGACAGAGTAAATCCGATATCAAACAAGCCCACATAAGGAACAGGAGCCTTCTCAATGGCAAACATAACGCTTAGTTTTAATCTAGCATCAAACCCAGAGGTCAAGGCAGACTTTGAAAAGGCCAAAACAAAAGCCTGTGAGGTCACTGGCCTACGCCTGACAAACGCGCAGACGTTAGCAAAAGTACTTGCATACTACCTCGATGAACAACTGACAGATGAAGTCCCAAAGATTAATGGAAATGCCTCACCAGAACCTGGTTACAAATCGCCCTACGGATAGACTATGGCAAACGTCAAGATAACATCTGCTGACACATGGTTCTCCAAGTGTATTAGAGAAGCTGCTGATTGGACTTGTGAGTGCTGCGGTAACAAGTATGAAGAGGGCAGTATGGGATTACACTGCTCTCACTACTTTGGGAGAAGGGCCAAATCCCTGAGATTCTGTCCTAACAATGCTTTTGCACACTGCTTTGGATGCCACCAGAGGCTAGGTTCTAACCCTGATGACTTCCAGAGATGGATGGTAGACAAGGTAGGTGAGGGCATGATGGAGATCTTACGAGAGAAGCGTAACGATATTGGTTTGGCTAAGTCCATCAATAAAGACCTAAAGGGCGTAGCCAAACACTATCGAGAAGAACACAAACGACTAAAGGCTCTGCGTGAGCAGGGTGAAGTTGGTCTGTTGAAGATTGTTGAATATTAATTATCGACCAAAATTGTAATTCGGATCTGACACAGCTTGTTGGATATCTAATATATCTTCCTCTGGAAGCTCACTTATAAGTTTAGTTAAATTTGAGAGCATTAGTTCAGCTATTTGTTCAGGTTTGGATTCTGCGGATTTTGCCAACAACTGATTGTCTAAGGCGATGTACTTATTTACGAGAGAGGGGCGAGATGTCATTTTGTAAAGGAATATAGGCGCACCTAATATTAATCCCGCACCCGCAAGACCTGTTAAAGCAGCACTTGCAGACCCAATTGCCGCCCCAGTTACAAGTCCTGTGATTGCTGATGTTCCTGCTGTAATTGCCTGTATCTCTGCGGATCTTTGTGCCAGCGAAAACACTTCTTGATTTCGTTTCCTTGACATGGCAACTGTATGATTGAGAAGTTTGCTGAACAAAGGCCAACGCTCGCCGAATAACGCTCGCATTGCATTAGTGTTGTCTAACAGACGCACAGCACCAGTAGACTCAGTAAATATATTTTTTATTGCTTTGTCTCTGCCAACAGGTGCATTTTCAACTAGATTCAGCTCCTTTAGAAAAGATGCTCTGACTGTTTCTCTAAACTTATTAATTTCAGATGAAACATCCATTTTAGGTTTGGTTTTTGCTTTTGTGATGATGCTGCGCTCCGCAACTTTCAGCAAGTTTTTAATTTTTTCTGGATTATTCATTTCCAGAAGCCCTCTACCTAAAGGTTGGTATGCGTCCTTGTTAAAAGCATTTTTTACAATATTCTCAACTGTTGATGTATCTAGGAAATTTATTCCTTCAGAATATTCTTTTTGCATCCTTTGATAGATTTTTGCCATTGCTGGATCTGCTTTCCGCATTATCCCAACAGTGGTCTTTCGGATTTCGTCGTGTAAGTCTTTCAACTGCCGTCTAGCCACACCGTTCCCATACGCGCCAGTCGGTGTCATTTTAGTTATCTCATCATTGATTCGTTTTTCAAAATCAATGATTGAACCTAGCCTAAAATCTGCAAATCTACCAGTAACAGAGCCAGACAGATTTGTAATTAAAGAGTTTACAAGACTTGATGCCTTTTCATCGAGAAGCGACGATTCAACAGCTCCCTCAAAGTTAATCTTGCCGTCAATTTTATATTGGTCAGAAAACTTTCTAAGTGTATTTACAATAGGTGCAACACTGACATATTTTTTTGCAGTATCGAGGCTTTTCAGCCGATCAAGCTGCCTTCCATATACTTTCTGCATTGCAACGTCTGCACCTGATTTAAGCTGCACGACTTGTTGCCCCAATTGTTCTGGTGTTCTAGCTAACGCTTGATTGGAGAATGTGGTAAATGCGTCAAGAACTATGTCCTTTTGTTTACCGACGTCTTCAGCAAAATATCTTCCTGACACAATGCCAATCTCTCCTAATTCTCTTCCAATCTGTGTCAGCATTGATGCCGAGTTTGTAGCCAATGGCGAGAGTGATGGGCCGCCGCGACTAAGAGCAAATTGTTGTGCCTGTGCCAATGATTCTGGGCTGTCTGGAGCAACAGACACTGCGTCAAGAATAGGTTGAAATTCAGACCCTAACTCTTGCATAGATTTATTTGCTTGCCGATACGCTTTATAACCTCTAATAGCTTTACCTGCGCCCAAAAATGCCGTGTCAAACGCTGCTGACAAGGCTGCCTCTCTTGCTGCGCCGCCTTGCTGAAACCCTAATTGCACCTCTCGATCTGCAATCACATCTTCTGCAACCTCTCCTGCAAATGTGCCAACTGCACCACCAATCACCCCGCCTACCGCAGTGCCAACAGGCCCAAATGCTGACCCAATCATGGCTCCTGTGCTTGCACCTGCAATAGCTCCTCCAACATCTATGAGTTCACCAACACCCAAATCTTGCTGTCCTTTTCTCAGTATCTGTAAGCCACTCAATGAGAGGTCTTCATCGCGCCCATCGCGTATAGCCCTCAAATCGTCCGTTGATAGTTCGTCAACATATCTTTGCGGTATTTCTCTTGATATTTCTAGTAATGACTTGGACATTGTTAAAATTTCCAACTTTATCTAATTTGGCCTTCCAGTTCGCCCACCAGTGCCAGGAACTCTCTGCTGAGAACTTTCTCCTCGTACCTCCCTGAGCAATTTTGCCCTTTCTTCGGTGTCCTCGGCATTTGGTGATTCTTGCGCTTCTCTTTTTGTTTTTTGAGATTCTATCCAAGTTTCAGGTGTCGCTCCAGGCCGACTAAAAAATGCTGCTTGTTCCTCCAAAATCGTCAACGCTTTTTCTGTTGCTGCGGCTTTATCTCTGTACCACTGCACAATCTGACCTTTCTTAAAACCACTTGGAGCGGCAGTAGCTTCCAATAACTCTAGTTCTTTCTCACTTAAAGCCCCCATCGTGACTTGACTCAATTGCGATAAAGTAAGCTCACCGTTTATTTGTTTTAAAAATTGTGTTGCTTGGCTTAGTGGCTTTAAAAACTCTTCGAGCTTACTTGTTGCAGCACCGCCCTCAACAAGTCTTGCCGCCTCCCTCAAATTCGTAATCATTATGCGTTGTGGGCCAATACTTTCAAACGCATCTGCCGCCGTTTTTGCTGCCGCTGTTCCAAGACGGCGAGCTTGGTATACTTTTTGCTGTTGCTCTACTAAACGTGCATTACCTTCTTCAAGTGCTGCTCTAGCATCATCTCCGCTTAGAACATTGGCATTAATATCTTTGACAACAGGATCACCATTTTTTGCTATATAAGAAATAACGCCATTTGGGTAAAACTGTGGTGCTCCAAACACTTCATCTACTGGATCTCCTTCTTTTAAGGCTTGAATCCGTAGCTCGGCCTCCTGTAAATTAAGTTTTTCTAATTTGGCTTGCCGTTCTTGGGAGCTTAATTCACTATCTCTATTTTCTGCTGCAAATAACCGATTTTGCCTAGATGTTAACTGTCGTTCTGCAGACTCTGAAATTGCTTGCAAATCTCTATTTATGCTGATCCTCGATTGTTCCTGCTCTCTCGAATCTGCTTCTTGCGCCCTGATATCTGCTTGATTTTGTCTTGTAACATCTGCTGCTAATCCACGAATTGTTGCTGCTTGCGAACCCAAACCTAAATCCCCAACCGATTGGGCAGCTTGTAACAAACTTTCTGGATCACTTGCGTCAATTCCACGAAGTGCATCTTGCACCTTTTCGCCCTGTGTTCTGACATCGAGGCCAAGCATACCTCCTGCTGCCCTCCTTATATCTTCTCTGCGTTGTGGCAGTTGACCTGCGATAGCCGTGACTGTTGGTGCTGCTGTCGCTGTTAATCTTTGACCAAGACTAGCTCCAGCCCCTGTTCTGAGGTTCCCTGTGAGTTGACGCGCCAACAGATCGCCCTCTTGCAGCATCTGCAATCGTCTTTGCTCATCTGTACCAATGATGTCACTAAATAGTGATGGTATGTCTATAGCCATGTTATGCCTCTATAAATACACTATGCTTCCATCACGCATAGTTACTGGTGTTCCTTGCGGGTTAAATACTTGTCTTGCCGCAGCTTCCGCTTGATTTTTAAGAGCATCTTGAATCATTCCCATTGCTTCACCAAAACCCCCTCTTAGGGTTGTTGGTTGTGGCTGAGATTGTGCATCACGTTCACTGCGCAGCAGATCAAACAATCCTTGATATTGCTGCTGTCTAAGAGCATTTTGCAAACCTGCAAATCCAAGTTCTGCCTCAAGTCCTGCCTCACCTAACGCAGCACCAAGACCCAAACCAGTGCGCTCAAGATCTGTAGCAAGTCTGGTTGCCTGTAATTGTGGTGTCAGCGTTCTCAGTAGCTCTTGCTGCGGCACAAAGGCTGTTGGGATGGCTGACAGCCCAAGCTGACCTAGTAGACCCATACGGCCCCTAAACTCTTGCAGACCTTGTAATGTCTGTCCAGACTGCAAGGCTTGTTCTGCTCTGGCTTGTTCCATAGCAGATATGGCTGATCTGGCTCTTTGCTCTTCAATGGCTTGATTTAGTGCTAGTTGCTCTGGTGTGCCACCGTAAGCGGCTGTTCTGACACCAGTTCGACCTTGACCTAGCAAGCGTTCTTCAAGTTGTAGTCTTGCTCGTTCCCTTGCGGGTTCTTGTGCGGCCTCAAGTCGGGCAAAAATATCTGCTTCTCTCCCTGCCCGTTGACCTGGATCTTGAGTAAGCATACCAATGAGTGCGCTCTGCTCCTGCTCTCTTGCAGCGGGATCATTTAAGAAGTCAAACGCACCTTGACCAAACCCTGTCAAAGCACGTTGTACGTTGGCTTCTTCTGGACTGAGCGCAAGCTCCGTTCCCTCTCTAGAGATCGTTGCGGCAGATGGCTGACCAAACACATTGGTGCTCGTTACAGTAAACGGCCTAAATTGTGATTGTCTCTCAACCTCACCAAGCAAACCACCCTCGTAATTAGGCAAATTCGGTTCGCCTGATAGACCTGTCAGGGCAGTTCTTCGCATTTGATCTATGTCATCAATGCCTCTATTTGTAAGAACATTCTGACCAATAGCTCCTATCAGACCCGCAGTGGGACTTCCAAAGAAGTTACCAAGCATATCTTGGAAACTATGTCCTTCTTGGTGTGGCATTAGTAAGTCCCTCCATCAAGAGTGGCGGTAAATGTCGTTGATACCGTCAGGTTTGCAGCCGTCATTGTTCCGGTAAATGTTGGGTTTGCTACATCTGATTTAGTAGCTACCGCAGTAGCAATGTTATTAAACTCCGCATCAATCTCTGTACCTTTTACAACTTTTGCGGCGTTGCCTGACACCAACGAATCTTTAGCAGCAAAGTTAGTAGTTTTAGTGTAATCCGACATCAGACAATCCTTCCTAATAAAGCGTGAATATTTAATTGTTGTATAGCAATAGATTTACCGTTTACGGTGGTTTCTACACCAACCGCTACTACAGCACCAGATCCAGATGTATTGATCTTCTGTCTGTTTATTAAATTAAGTGACCCAGAATACTCTGCTGAGGTGTTGTACTCTGATATGTTGTACTGCGCTGAATTGTTTGAAGGCAAAGTATAGACCTGTTTTCTGTACGCATTTGAATAGTCATAAGCCCAGTTCAACACAACTGGAGCTTGCGCTCCGTCAAATGTCGTAAGATTGACCTTTTTAAGAAACTTTAAAACAGAGCTATCACCAAATGCCAAAGGATGTGAAAAGTAACTTAATTGATAGGCTGTATTATCATCATCATATCCCGCATATTGAGCCAACCCTGTAGACACACCAAAGTAAATAGTATCGTCTGCTAAGTTAGTAAAACTAAGCGGTGCAATTGCAGTCCATGTTGTAGCTCGGTGCGACCCATCCTGTAAGGGAAACCTAGTATCAAACACAAAGACCTGCTGCAATGCAGGAAAGTTGACCAAAACAAACGCTTCCTTTGCGCTATACAGTGTTTTAATGTTGCCCGTTTCGGAGGCAATCAGAGCCTTTATATCGCTGTTTACATTTTTAGATATATCACCAATCGGAGAGGACTTTTCCTGTATTGTTCTAGCAATGCTACGCATACCAGACTTATCAAGAAATAAAAGATCTTTGCCTGTAGAAACAACGCAGTCGCGAGAGACACACCCGATGTTTGATATAGTGTCAGCCAACGTCATAGACGCTGGAGACTCTGCACCGGAATAGAGCAATATAGAGTCCTGTCCAAATATCACTAAAAAGTCGTTATGAGCTGCAAGAGCCACTATTTCGTCGTAGCCATTAGGCCAGAACTTAGATATATCTATTGATCCTGCTGACCCAGAGTCCCATGTAGTGCCATCGAGCAAGTCGCTGAAGAATACAGTAGACTTATCTGTTGCAAAGTCAGCAACAAACAGCCTACCAAACGCTGCCAATACTTCATTCGCTTGGGGTGGCGTTCCTGACGCCCCCGTATGTGCAGACATTTTTTGTACTGCATTGGCACTGTTTGAGAACACAAGTGGCTCATGCGCTCTCTGAAAAAAGTATGCTTTACTGTTAAAGTTAACAATCTTCCAATTGTTTGCCGATACCGTGTAAGAACCTGGGGTAGCATCTGCTAATGTAGATGTACCAGTAAATATCTTGTTGTTACCCGCCGTAAAGACTTTAGTATTTCCTGCCTCATCGCGGAACTGGTGTACAGCCTCTATGCCAGCAGAAGACCCCAATACACTGCTGCCATTTGATGACACCATTTCATAACCTTTACGAGCAGCAATCCTTCCTTCTTTATCAATAATGCAGTTGTCTGCTACTGATGCAAACGTAGGATCTTGGGCCAACGGCGCGTCTTGCGTATTTATACCCGCAAAACCAGGAGCTGTTATTGTGATGCTTTGTAATCTCTGAGCCATTAGATCACCTGAAACGTAAGCTCCGCTGGATATCGGTTAGCATCAAAAGCAACAGCATCAGATAAAGCTGTGGATGCTACCGCAAACTGCTCTGCTGCTGACTGACCACCTGTCTCGCCTCGCTCTCGTAAAGCCATAGCATAAGCCAACTGTATAACTGGATTGCTTGGAATAGATAACGTATCAGAATCTGACGTTAAATCAGCTTGTGGTACAACTACATCGAACCGTATCGCAAATATTGCATTAGGTTCTGGATATAATTTTATTTTTAAATCTTTATTTGTATCAGTGCCGATAAATGTAAAGTAGTCTGGTGATCCTGCTACGACAGCAGTATTGAAATACACATTGTTAAAATATGATTTACTGCGTTGATACATAAACTTTTGGGATGTTGTATTCATAACATCCTTTATGACTGCCTGATCTCCGCTACCAGTAATAGAATACTCGCTCGTCCCACTTGTAGTGCTGATCGTTATGGCATCCCGCAATGCAGTCCAATCAAATGAGTTTTCAACAACCTTCTTGGCATCGTTTACCAAGTCACCAACGAGACTCGAATAGTCTGTACCATTGACTGTTTCTACCTGATCTTCTCGCAACCTTCGCAAAACATTATTTATAAGGTCTAAATACGTCATGCTAACAACCTCCGTATTAGCCCTGAATATTGTGATACATTGTTCATTTCAAACGACATTGGCTCAAACAACTTGCTTGGTTCTGACATCACCGCAGGGACAATCTGAGGAGTTGTTACCATAGCTAAAAGTCCTGTCTTACCTGGTTCTCCACGCAACCCCTGTATACCCTGCAAGCCCTGCAAACCTTGTAAACCCTGCTCTCCCTGTATGCCTTGGTCACCTTTGTCACCTTTTTCACCCGTTGCACCTGTTGCCCCAGTTGCACCCGTTGCTCCTGTATTACCTGAACCACTTGTTCCACTTGTACCACTTGTAGTGGATGTTGTCCCTGTTGTGGTGCCTACACCGTCTGAAGCACTACTAGCAGACTGATTATTATCCCCAGTATTGCTACTTCCATTTAAATTTCCTGAATTGTTTGTAACAGCACCTTGTGCTGGCAAATTTGAGCGACCAATGATACCTATCGCATCGTCGTTGTTGGGCATGCCCATTAATATCCGTAACAACTCTTCAAAGAAATTAGGATCATCTTTGCCATACATTTCTGACATCTGACCAACTGTTAAACCTCTGTCATTTGCATCGCCAATAACAGCAATACGGGCTTCTTCATCTCCTGCTCTCGCCTTGTCTATTACTTCTTGAGACAAGGGTTTTTCATCTTCTGATGTTTGATTATCAATTGTGCTTACGTCTATTGTGCTTGGCGGTATTGTTGTTTGATTTACATTACCTTCTGGTAGAGGTGTTCCAGTAGCATCAAACCCTCCAGCCATCAACGCCGCATTTACTTCGGCCTTGGGTATACCTAGCGTCTGCGTAACAATATCTGAACTGTAACCAGTTCTCCTTAGATACTCGGCTAGTTTTTCCGCTTGCTGCTCTTGAGGGACAGTCATCTGTATGTCCCGCAAATCGCGTTGAGCAGTTTCAAAAGCTGCTTCCGCTGCGGTAAACATACCTTCTGTTTCCATAAATGCTTTCTGTGCAGAGTTTTGCAATATTGCATCAAACACACCGCTAAATGGTACAAGGCCTTCATAAGAACCTACCGGCGTAAAAGTTGGTAAACCAGATGGTCTGTCATAATGATTTGGCATAACTAACCCTTTCCGTTTGAACCGCCATAAAAAAAGGCAGCACAAGTACCCAAAATGCCGCTCAACTGGCCTAATACCAGACTAATTATAGTCTCATCATTCTGATCATGCGGCATAATAGTAACAGCCATTACATAGGCCCCATAGAGCAACAAAGCCAATATACAGAAGACTTTGGGCGTTATATCACCAGAAAACTTACTTCTGGCATCTTTACGATCTTCAACCTCGGTCTTAAATGACTCAAGATCTATCTCCATTTCACGGATACGATCTTTGAAATCTTTGTCTGCTTCTTTGAGCAAGACCGCCTTCTCTGGTTCTCGCTCTATTAAATCTTCTATCTCGTTAGCTGTAGCATCTGGCATTCCTAGCTTTTGCGCCGCCATCTTGACAGCCATTCCAGCCATAGGCCCACCCGCTGCGCTGGCTATAGTTGGAGCTAGGGACTTTAGCAGCCCACCTAACTTCATTCTGTAGCCTCTTCTACAATCTCATCAATGGTGTCGCACACATCTGGCACAACAACACCTGTAGTTGCAGATAACGCTCCTCTACCTACAGCCCGTACACCTTTGTAGAACTGACTACAATATAGTTCTTTGTTAGCTATAACCTGCTCAACAGAGGTGCAGCTTGGCAAACATACCAATATTCCTATACTAGCTAGCTTCCATTTCATCAGCGGTTTTCTCCAGATCTTGTTTATCTTGCTTTCGTAATTCGGTGACTTTCTTTGCAGCTTCTTCTCTTTCTTCAAGATACTGCTCTAATCTTTCTGTATATCCTGCCATTAAATGATCAGATATTCTGTCTTTCAGACCGCCCCGATCTACACTCCTAAATAACTCACCAGGATTTACAACATTTGTTCCGTTGTTAGCAAAATACAACATGGTCTGGCTTACGCTTGGGCCATAACACAGCCTTGGTATCCTCGATACAATATCACTGCCCTGTACACACGATATTTGATAATCCAAATCCATTGGACGCTTGAACCCTTTGAAAAACGTATTCGGTTTACCAAAGGTCACAATGTTTATGTTTTTGTGTTTTTTATACATTTTAGCCGCAGATAGTTCTGCCAACGCACCACCAAGACTATGACCACAAAACAAGGTTCGCTTGTTGGGATCAAGATGCTTTTTTATCTGCCCCCAAATAGATGCGTGTTGAATAACAAATCCGCCATGACACAGCCTACCTGCATATGGCACAGGTACAACATTGATGTCTGTTAACACATCGAGCTTTTGCTGTGTCCCCCTAAAAGCAATTACGTCAATAGTTTTGCGCTTTGCAATATAAGCAGTTGCGCTTGTCCATTTATTTTCTATCTTTATGGCATCTTTAACACTATCCTCGTAAGCCTTTGCAGACCAACTGGACGCCATCTTTAACAGCACAGGATCAAGTTTCATTTATTCCTCAACGTTTAGTGGGTTGTCTAATATCCTTTGTATGCGCTCTTCAAGGTCATCACGCATCTCTCGCAGTTCCGTATCTATATCTCGTAAACTATCATTTACACGCTCTTCAAGAGCATAAACATCATCTCGTAGTTCTCTAGTAGCTATTGCAACTGCGTCATCAGTATCTCGGGCAACACGCTCCACTATGTCAATGTCAGCTTGTAGGCGATCTATATTATTGCTGAGTTCAACGATATCCTGATCAATAGCTCTTTTAACTGTGTCGATTAATATTTCAGCACCATCTAGCTTCGTATTTAAAACCGCAAGCTCCTCATCATAAGAGCTTAGATCTGGGGAGACATAGGACACGATTGCCTCTTCGGCTGTAAGAAGCCGCTGATACAACTCAAAGCCGCCCCACAATGCAGCCCCTATGCTCCCCAGAAAAGGTATAACAAGTAAGAGCTTGCCACCAGAAACCTTTAGATCGCCAAACTCTACCTCTGCCACTGTAACTCTACCAACTCATTGTATTCATCATTACCAGTCATACGCAGCAACCCAGAGAGATTCGCCCGTAGTTGATTAGATGGGTAAGGCTGCGCTGACTGATAAAACTGCTGCCTATCAGATAGACTTATGTTGTCATATTGATTAAAGGCAGGATTATTTGATATGAGAAACACCGCTAAACTTTGATCGGTGAAACCGCCTGTGTCCCCAAGGTTTCCTATCTCATTCTCTAAGCTCTGTTCGATATCCTGTTGACTCATGCTTTGTATCTGGGCTTCAGCACGTTGGACTGTGCGCTGTTCCTGCTGACTTGGCGGTGCAACGTCAAAACGGCTGAAGTCTGGAAGCTGTGCGCTTAAAAACTGACCAATGCTCTGGCCTGTCGCTATCGCATCATTAAAGTCATTTTCAAACTGCATCTGACTTGGCGGAGACAAGTCTTCTTGTGTAAGTCCATTAGCCTCTTGTTGATCTGCCTGATTGGTTACCGTTTGCATTATTTGCTGCTGCATACCTGCTACAGTCTGGCTTGGGCCTGTATCCTGAGATATGCCCATATTTTGTGCTTGAAATCCAAATGACTGCGATTGCCCAGACAAACTCAAAGCAATACCGACAACATCTACTGATGGTTTAACCACGGCACTTACTGTTTCAGCGGCAGGTTCTGCCCTTGTTTCGGCAGCAACTTCAACAGGAGCCGCTTGCGCTTCTACAACTTGCGCCTGTCGCACTACTGGTTCTGCCCTAATAACAACTCGCTCTGGAGCTGGTTCTGGTCTTGGCTCACGAGTTACCTGAACAATTTCAGCAGGTCTAGCTTCTCGAACTTGTTCGACTTGTGCAGGTTCACCCACAATCTCTGGTGCTTGCTGCTGTTGATCTTGTCTAACTGGTTCACCTGTGGGTGCTCTACCCATTACCTGTGGACCTGTAAACATCTGCTCTTGGGGTGCATTTTGATAGACCTGCGGTTGTGCTAACTGTGTTAAAACACGAGGTCTGCCCATTGCATCCGGTTGATCAAGATTCATAAAGTCATCAGCAGAATCGCCAAACACAGTGTCTGCTACCTGTTCTGCGTAGCTGGGTGGAGCAGAAGCCTGACCTCCGCCGCCCTGTGGTTGATTTAACGTGCTTGCAGACATCACTAAACTTGCAACACCGTTGTTGACCTCAAACTGAGTGTCACCGCCGTAGTTCAAGACATCAGTAGTTGTGAAGCCGTTCATTTCCCACTCTTGCGTCCAACTTCCGCCATAGCCGTCACCGTTCGGAAAATTAGGACCACCATACCAGCCTACAAATGCTTTGTGGTGAAAGCTCACATTGACATCTTGATACTCAAACTTGAAGCCTCCAGTGCGATCAAGCGTTAGGCCAAACGTGTTCTCGTTTGTAGTCGCATATTCTCTGACCTTGTTCCACAAAAAACTGGTTGAGTCAGCATTAGTCTTGTAAAAATATCCTGCATTCGCGTCGTTACTAGTGTCATCTAGGTCAGTCCACAAGGGAGCCAGCATATATGAAAAGCTGCCAATACCATGTGTTCTAGGCATATATGTCGGCATCCCTGTGGCATGAGTATAGCCATCGCAGCAAAACCCACCTGGAGGAGCAGATTGCAGACCAACACCGGAGGTTGGGTTATACATGAGTACAAAACCGTTAGTGCCCATCCACGCATGAGTAAACACTTGATCTAGCCAAGGAAACGTATGACCCATCTCAACAGAAACAGCCTTGTCATCTACGCCTGACATTACTTGCGTCATCCCCTCGGGAGACAAGTTATCTGCAAGGGATATCGTCGGAATGGCTATCACTGCCATCACGATTAATATCAATAGCCAGTCAGGTATTTCTTTCATCTAACTCTCCTGTCTGGCTCAGGAACCCGATCAGGATTAGCCTCCCACAAGAGTTTTGCCTCATCGCCAATCTTGCCATCGTATGGACAAGGAGTCCCAGCAGACATCATGCTAGCCCAGACCCTATAGTCTTGGCACATAAGACTGACTGCCGCCACCCGCATCCCCATATCATATAGAGTTTTTCCTAATTTGATTCGCTCACAGTTTACGTCCCTAACAGACTTCCCTGTGGAGAACCCTAGTATTTGAGTCTGAACTGCTCCTGATATGCCCGTAGTGCATAGATCTTGGCTATAACTGCTGCCAATACTGGGCGCGATAGCAGATGGCGGCGGTGATTCTAACTTCTGCGTTACCCGCTGTGTTGATCTGCTAACAGTATCGTTAAGGTTATTGTTAGTGTTGATCGCAGTAATATCACTAACTGAATTAGTCGTAGTAAAACTTGTGCTGTTAGACGTAGTGTTACTGATGGTGTTGTTTGTATTCACGTTGTTAGCACTGCTAGTCGATACCGTGTTGTTAGTATTAGTATTGTTGCTAGTGCTGGTATTTATATTTTCAATCAGCCCATTATAATTCATTGAGTTGACGTTGGTGTTCAAGCTCGTTGAGTCCGTAGTGGTATTGATCGTACTGTTATTGGTATTGGTATTTGTTGACGTTCCTGTATAAGTCGTATTGTTATTGTTGTTGTTATTGTTGGTTGAAGAACTTGTACTTGTGGCAGTCGTGGTTATCTCCGTTTGCGTTTGTGCAAACAAAGGAATAGCAAAAAAACTACATATCGCTAAAACCAATAGACGTTTCATTATTCATTCTCTAGGGTCTATCCAACCTTCCACTGCCGTAAAAGTGCCGTCAGAAGCGCAGGTGTACTTGCACCCATACCAATCCTCTGGCTCGCTAACTCCTTCGATAAGAGTGGCGTTGCCGCTGTTGAGATCACCAATGATAAACTCAGCAGGATCGCCAACAGTGATCGTGTCGCTTCCCATTGTGACTTGCTTGTCATCAGCAAATAGGTATCGGGAGGTGTTTGTTGCATTATCGACTATGGTTTTCATCTAGATACCTTTGAGTAAAAGTGTTGTGGCAGCAAGAGCTTTCCCAGCAACCACGTTAGAGGTTGTGGTGGCAAATGTGCCGTCATTCTGAACATAGTAGGTGCTGCCGATTGCAAGAGTTGCTAGGTTAGAATTTGTAATTAATCCGCCCTGCACAGTAACACTGCCAGATGCACCATCTGATATCGCAGCATTTGCTATTCCTACAAAGTTAGTAGCGTTTGCATTTGATCCTGCCTGTCGATATGCTTTCGCCGCCCCGTCATTAGAACTGCCGCCATCTCTGTATCCAAAAACAACGACTCCCTGATCTGGATCAAAAGAAGATGTTAAACTTGCAACGCTTGCATCCTTGAAAACTGCTGCGCTTCCAAACGATATTGATGTATCACTAACGGTTCCGATCACATAGGTTCCGTAGTTAGAATTACCACCATCAACATAGGCTATAACAGTGGTATTACTGGCTGAATCGTATGCAGCCCTTACCTCATCTGTTGATGCCGCCTCAAAAACAACCGGCGTACCAAAACTTATAGAAGTGCCGCTAACAGTACCTACCGCTGCTGTTCCGTGACTTGAGTTACCTGTGTCCATGTATGCAACCACGACTTTGTTAGCAGTGCTATCAAAAACAACCTGGAGTTCAGCACCGATTCCCGCGCTTTCAAAAACAGCAGCACTCCCAAAGCTAATTCCAGTCCCGCTTACAGTCCCGACTATTGCCGTCCCATAATTTGAATTGCCACCGTCTTGGTAAGCTATAACAACCTTATTATTAGACGAATCAAAAGTAACATTAGGTACAGTTGCTGCCGACTCAAAGACCACAGGTGTTCCAAACGATATTGAAGTGCCTGACACAGTGCCGACTATAGCTGTGCCGTAAGAACTGTTACCTGTATCTCGATAAGCTATGACGATTTTATTGGAGTTACTGTCAAACGTAGAACTTGTATACTGTGTTGTTGCAGACTCAAAAACTACCGCTGCGCCAAAAGATATTGAAGTTCCAGAGACAGTGCCTACTATCGCTGTTCCGTGGTTTGAGTTACCAGCATCACGATAAGTTATAATAACTTTTCCGCTTGCCGAATCAAAAGACGCAGAGGTGTTTATGGTTTCTGCGGTTTCAAATACAACAGGTGTTCCAAATGAAAGCGTTGTGCCTGATACAGTTCCGACGACAGCAGTACCATAATCGGAGTTGCCACCATCTGAGTAGACAATGACTATTTTGTCATTCGTGGAGTCATAGCAGCTAGAACTGTTCGTGAAAACCCCACTGGAGAAAACAGCTTCTGAGCCTAAACTTTCTGATACAGCAGCCACTTGAGTTACTGTGCCATTTGCATTCAAAATGACTGGTTTGCCAGAAGCTACTGCACCGCTTGCCGTGAATGAATGAACATTTCCACCAGGAGACGGCGCAACCCAAGAAATATCCGTCCCATCTGATGTCAATACGGTATCTGCCGCACCCTTAGTCAAAATGGCCGTAGCAGCAGATGAGTTTCCGTATATTAGTGATCCCCTAGAAAGAGCATCTAATAAATTTAATTCTGTACCCGCACTGGTGACTGCTGTTCCTGCGATCCTCAAAGTCCCTGCACTAAAAGATAATGATGCTGGCACAACAGCATAGTTGCCCATGTATGCATGAGATGAACATTGGTAGTAAAGAATCTTGGGAGTCTCACTATCGACTGCAATCTGAGTGTATGCCCCTGATGAGCCTGGAGTACCAGAGGTTGTCACCCCAGTGGTGTATGCAGTGGCTTTTGCGGCGTCTAAATAAAACACAAGAGGATGACCAGAGTTAGACGAATCAGACTGGTCAAACTTGTACACGTATTCTGTGTTAGCCGTGGCAGCATCACTACCGCCAAGCTCTATCGCAGGAGCTTCAACGCCATTTATAAAGTAGCCATTTGAGCTGCCATCACCATTGTAGGCATGAGCGGCTGTTTTGCTTGCTACAGTTACTGTTAAAACAATTGGGCTGCTTGATGATCCGTATATCGGAGCAGCAGTATCTTTAGTCAATACACCAATATCTGTAATATCTTTTCCCTGACCATCAAGATCGCCACCTAGCTGTGGTGTTGTATCGCTTACAAGATTACTCAATGAAAGCGCATCAATAGCTTGTTTAACTCGCAGTGGAGAAAATATACGACCACCTGTCTCCGTCCCTGCTTCTGCTTCACTTTGACTAGCCAGATCAAATGCGCCAGATACAGATATAAATGACAACGCTCCACTGCCATTAGTTGCTAAAACAGTATTCGCAGTGCCGTCAGATGTAGGATATGTTAGACCCCCTGCTGTAAAATTAGTTGTGGCAAGAGTTGTAAGAGAAGATGATCCGCTGCCTGTAATATTTCCAGTAACATTACCTGTAACATTACCTGTTACATTTCCAGTTATGTTTCCTGAAAAATTAGTAGAAGCAGTAATAACCGTTCCATTAACTGTTGTCGCTGTTATTGCCGCCGCAGAAGATGCACCAATAACCATTCCATTGATAGTTCCACCAGTAAAAGTAGCATTTGATGAAACTAAGGATGAATTAGCCGTTACAGTTCCAGATGCGGTTATTGCGCCTGTTGTAATAGATGTTGGGTTAATACCAAACTCAAATATTGCGTTACTGCCATCCCTACCAAACAATCGTTTGTCAGCAGTATTTTGAGCTATTTCATAGGCTTCAAGATCAGAAGTAGTGGGTGTATCTCCCGCACCACCCGTTTCTCGCCTTACTTTTATTCGTACTGCCATCTACATCACCATTTAACTCTGTGCGACCAATATCTCGCACTGAAAAAATCTGGGTTAGGATCTTGTGCATTATGTCTTTTGTAATAAGACTTTCTGCGTTTTTTGTCTTTTTCAGACTTGGGATTCTTACCCGCACCTGTAACGCCCTGTTGACCAAACCTTATTAATTTAGTCTTGTCACCTTTCTTGGCAACAACAACATGGCTTTTGG